TTCAGACTCTATGTTCTCTATTAGTACTGATGACTTCGGGAACCCAAGAGTAACTTCCTTAACTGATTCTACAATTAGAACTAAGTGGAAGTCGTTCTCTAATGAGAACCTGCTCCTGCATTACAACGAGAAAGATAAGTCTATCTACTGCCACAAGAGATTCACTGGAGAGATCTTAGTTCTGAATCTTGAGGTAGGTGGGTGGTATCCTTGGCAGTTAAGTACATCTAGCTCTTCAAGAGTACCCGACTCTATAGTGTACTCAACAGTTGATCAGAGATCTTACTTCGTAGTCCGTGTAGGTAACGCAGGTGGCGACCCTTCTACCAGTTGGTACTTAGCTGTTAATGATCAAGAGTCAGTATCAGATTATAGAGACTACGGGACTGAAGAATACAGCTCGTACTTAGTCACGAACTATGAAACATTAGGGAACTACACACGGAACAAAGGTGCTCCTTTGGTTAACGTGTTCTTCAGGAAAACTGAGACAACAGTTACCACAGGTGTTGGTGAGTACTTCTTTGACAGACCTAGTTCATGTAACATGTCTGTGCAGTGGGACTTCAGGACATCCGCTAAAGAAGCTTCGAGGCAGATATACAACCCTGTACCAAGGGGGTGGGCACCAGCTAATGACGGCGTATCTTCTTTTGATACTGGGGATACAGTTGTCCAGTTCAAAGATAAATTACGTGGTAAAGGTAAGGCTGTCCAGTTCAGGTTCGATGCTGTAGGGTCAGATGCTGTTGAGATGTTAGGCTTCAGTGTACAGTACACAGCTAAAGGAAGGATGTAATGGATACCATAGTTAAATACATAAATGATAAAGAAGGTATCCTAGCTCTTCAGGATAAAATGTTACAAGAAGAGCAGGTAGAGATACCTACACTAGAGTTCGTAGCTTCTGGTTTATACACAAGAGAGATTATCATACCAAAAGGTACAGCTCTTATTTCTCGTGTATGGAAAGATCCGTACGTTGATATAATGATCTCAGGCGATATCTCAGTGGTAACTGATAAAGGCCTACAGAGGTACACTGGGTACAACTTATTCGTCGGCGTACCGGGCCGTAAGCGTGCTGGGTACGCTCATGACGATACTGTGTGGGTGTCGGTACATAAGACTGATGCTAAATCCCATGAAGGTTTACTAGAGCTAATGTCTGTACCTAACGAGCAAGACTTACTTCAGGAGAAAGAAATATGACAGGTGTTATCGCAGCGGTTGCTGTCGCAGCCGTAGCTACTGGTGCTTCGGTGTACTCTCAGAACAAAGCTAGGAAAGCTACAGAGAGGGCTGGTAGAGTTCAGCAAAAAATAGAAGGACGAAGTGCTCAGAGAGACAGATTACAACAACTAAGACAAGCACAGATAGCTAGGGCTTCTGCTCTGCAACAAGGGGTATCATCTGGCACAGCTGACTCCTCTGGATTGTCTGGGCAGCTAGCTAGTATACAAACAACAGCAGCAAGTAACCTAGCGTTCAGTCAACAGACTGAGACAGGTGTTGGCGTTATTAACCAGTTCAATCGCAGAGCAGCTAGATACCAATCACAAGCTGGTACGTACTCTGCTGTATCAAGCCTAGCATTAATGGGCGCCAGCGCAGCTGGTGGAATCCCAGCTGGCGGTTCTGGTTCAGCTTAGCAAGGAATAAAGAATGGCTACTGATCAAGAACTGCTAGAGCAAGGTACTGCTATGGGTATCCCAGAGGAGACTCTCATAGCTGCCTCTACTCCTGTGACAGATAAAGAGTTAGCTGATAAAGAGATACAGGACTCTGGCAGCTTGAACACTGAGATAACTCCAGAGATTCTAAAGACACAAGTTCCCGCAGAAGTACCAGCACAGCCACAAGCTTCACCTTTGGTTGGTACTTCTTTTTTCACCGAGACACAAGAGCAAGACTATACTTTCTTTGAGCAGTTCGTACAACCTAGTGTTAAACCTAAAGCAGAACACAAAGCTTCTGAGATAGGTACTCTAGTTAGTATGTCTATGGCTGGTGATGGTGAGGATGTTCAGGGTGTAATGCAAGAGGTAGCAGCTGACTTAGTATCAACTGGTGCCTCACCTTTGTTAAGTTCTTTCTTAGACGAGAGAACTAGAAAGGAAGTAGGTTCTATTAATGCTGCACTATGGCAGAACCTAGAAGCTTTAACTGGTGTACAAGCTGACCCACAGGCTGGGCTGGAAGCTCAGGCATTAGTTCAAGAGCAGAGTACTGATGTCCAAACAATGGAGAAGGTATCTCAGTTAGTAGCTGAGGTGTCTTCGAATTTAACTCCTGAACAACGTCAGTACTTGGGAGACTTCCAGCATGTAGCTGGTGAGGTTATGTACCGTAGAGCTATCGACGATATGCTGTCTCGGAAGTCTGACTCTGATCTAGAGCGTTCAACGGTAAGCGATTGGTTCACAGCTCTGTTGAACCCAGCTCAGTCTGTTGCAGGTCGGTACGACCAAGGTAAACTGTTAGGTATCTTACAAGAATCATTTGGTGAGTCGGTATCACTAGACCAGTACGCTTTTAAATCAGCGCACGCAGATAAGATTATTCAGTACTTGACTGACCCTAACGTAACACTAGATGATCTGTACCTACGACTAGAGGAACTACAGACTGTTGTCAGTTCACTAGACGAAGTAGCTCCTGAAGTTAACCCTGTGTGGTCTAACGAACTGTTCGATGTTATTAAGGATGAGCTACGTAAGGCGAACTCAGGTCAGGTAACTCTAGGTAACATCGCTGATGCGTTCGATACTTTAGATGTAACTGTGGTTGCTGGGGTAGTTAAGAAACTACCAGCGTTAGCTAAGATGGCTAGTATTAAATTACTAGGTAGAGCTAGCATGAACGCTTCTTGGTCTCCTGATACTATAGCAGAGATCAACAGAGTTATTAACTCAGCTATCGAAGATTCAGCTATAGCTTCAAGGGCGATGACTCGTGACCCAAGAGCTGATGTGAACTTGCAGACAGGGACTGGTTCTCTCTTAGATACGATGAAGGAGACGAACCCTGAGCAAGCTTCTGTTCTGTTAGCTAAAGCTATCCAAGCGAACCCTAAAGCAGTGCAGGCCCTAGGAGTTACTCCAGAGCAGCTGGTTGAGAGATTAGTACCTGACCCTAGCTCACCTATTGGTGTGCATCCTAACATGCTTACAGACGTTCCTACGAACTCTGAGAGGGTGAATAGATCTGTACGGTATGAACAGTTCAACAGAGAGTTATCAGATCACTCTGGTTTAACTTTACTTCGTGAAGGGGAGTTAGCTCAGGTTCCTGATAAGTACTCTCAGATGGTAGCTAAGAACTCCCGCGGTACTCTGCACCCATCTGGTTCGGAGATCTTAGGTGAGGAGTCAGGTGGTTTACTTATTCGTTCTGTATTCGGTGCATCTAAGGATGGTGGATACAGTACCATCGGCGAAGCAGACAACGCAGCTAAGTTCTTGTTCGGTGAATCTTACGAGATACTAGCTAAACCTCGTGGTATACAGTCAGAGCTAATGCAAGTAGCTGATGTTAGCCCTGACTTCACAGGTGAGCTAGAGTTCTTTGTACGTTCAGATGTTAAGATACGCCCTAACACAGCGTTCGTTAACCCGTTCGACTCTCAGGTATTCTTACCTAGTAACGCTATCTCTAACGGGCTTATTAACTTTGCTATGAGGGTAGAGAGAGACCTGTTTGATACGGTATCTAACTACACAGATAAGGCTAATAGATTGGCGACTATCCAAAGAGGGATGTTGAACCCTGTCTTACGGATGAACGACGGTAAGGATAAAGCCGATTGGTCACGGATGCTGGAGTTAGGTGACTCAGAAGAGGTAGTGTTCTCTAGTAAAGGGCATGCTGAGTCTGTTCTAGGTACTAATATCTCTAACAGAACTTGGAAAGCGTACACAGGAGCTAGGGATTTCTACGATTCTATGGCTCATGTACGTCAAGTGGCTACGTACAACAAGCTTAACTCTCGGGGGTTCAAGTCTGTGTACACTAGAGATGGTATCCTGAAGGATTTAGGTGGGAATCTACATGCTAAACCTATCGTAGAACGTCCTGTAATCAGCTCAGTGAAGCCAACACAGGCACCCCTAGGGGATACTACTACTGTGTGGGGTAAAGAGTTGTATGACGTTACTACGGGCTCGTACGTTCCTTTGACAGATGACCTGTTAGATGGTATCTATAAAGATACTAACAAGATGGTTGTAGCTCTCAGTAGGAATGCTGAGTTCACAGATGGTAAAGCTGTGACTTACGCTATCGTTAACACTACTGACATTAAACCTTTAACTAATACACCTATGAATATCCGTAAGGGTCACATAGATGTGAACTACAAAGGTGAAGATGCACTAGCTTTCCTTGGGTACGGTCATAAAGGCGGTACTTCATTCAAGGTAGAGGCTACTGTATCTCGTCAGGTTAACGGTGTTGATGACCAGTACTCTAAAGCTGTTGGTATCTACGCTAACAATGTTCAAGCTGACGAAGCTAGGGCTGCAATGATAGCTCAAGAGATAGATGAACTAGGTGGCGCAGCTACTGAAGCTGATATCCTAGCTATTGAAGCTAAGTACAGCACCAAGCTGACTGTTGAAGGTGAGCTGGAAGTAGGTTTAGATATCACTGGCAGTACTACTGGCTTACCTGCTCATGCTCGTAAACGTGGTGAGAGGTTACTAGGCCCAGAGGGTTTAGCTCATGTGTTAGATCCAGAGGAAGCTCTGAATAAAGGTGTGCATGAAGCTCGTAGGTACTTAGGTGTTGAAGCTATTGACATGCTTAAGGAGAGATTCAGTCAGACGTACGGTAAGTTCATGGATGGGTACGAAGGCTTCTTCCCTGACTTCAAGGAGTTCTCTCCTAAGTGGAAGGATGCCGCTAAGACTAATGGTTTAGTAGATGAAGCCAAAAGATTCCACGACTATATATCTACAGTCGAACGGTCAGTGATGGGTAAGGATATTACTATGTTCCTGAACCACGTTGACTCTTGGGCTGAGAGCTTACGCGCTGGAGGTTCTACGTTCTCTGGTGGTGCTTTACGTGCTGCTTCAAGAGGTGGTGATGTAGCTTTCCAGAAGACTAAAGAGTTAACTACAGCTATGTTCATAGCCTCTCGTCCTCTGTACCAGATCATGGCTAACAGTTCTCAGATACTGTACTTAGGTACACAGAACCCAGCTAGGTTCGTATCACGGACAGTGCCTCGTTCGTTAAATACCTTGACTGCTCTAGCGTTCGATGGTAGGCATAGCTATGACTTACTAGCTAAAACGTTCGGTTCAGGCATGACTGGAGAGAAGTACCAGAAGTACATCAAGAACATGAAAGAGTCTGGTATGTTCAGCACTAACATGGGTAACGATATCTACAGTGCTCTGGCGGAAGGTGGTAAGATAGAGGCTGGTCGTCATAACGTGCTATCTAAGACGTTCTTTAAGAACGCTGTTAACCCGGTTGAAGCTGTAGCAAGAGCTGGTAAGTTGTTGCTTATCCCTCAGCGTACTGCTATTGACTTCTCTAACTTGTTCGCATGGAACCATGCAGCTTCTGAGATCATCAGCAAGAAAGGTTTAGACTATCAACTATCCCGTAGAGGTACTGAGGAAACGACTGCGCTTGCTCGTCGGTTAACCTTTAACCAGAACCGTGCTGACCAGTTCAACTACCAACAGAACTTCTTGTCGTTACAGTTACAGTTCATTCAGCATGTACATCGTATGTCTTTGCAGCTTGTGGCCGACCCGTCTACTAGACTGCTAACGGGTAACAGAGTTAAGTTATCTGCTGATGGTACGAACCCGTACGCTGACTCATGGGGTCAATCCTTTATGACAGTTATGGGTATGTCAGGGTTGTTCGGTATAGGTACTTACGCTTTGACTGATGAGCAAGGTCTGAAGACTACTCAGTACTTCGAAGACCAAGGTGTACCTAAAGAGTTAATCTCTTTGTACATGGATGGTTTAGTAGGTAAGGGTGTTGAGGATGTGTTCGGAGAGAAGTTCGATGTAGCTTCACGTATCTCACCTATTGGCGCTATGCGTTCTACCTTAGAGATGATGTTCACTAATGATGGTGGGTTAGTCTTAGGTGGCCCTAGTGTTGCTCTTTGGGATACAGCTAGGAACTTGTACAACTTAGGTCAGGCTTATAGTACATCTGAGGAGATGACCTCCGAGGATGCGCTAAAGCTGATGAAGTCTATAGGTACTAAGTCTCTGGCTGGTTTCCGTGATGCCGAGAAAGCGTACTTCGCTGCTAAGTGGGGTGTGTACGTGGACTCTAACGGTAAACCTATCGCTGATGTAGCTGACTTATCTTGGATACCTATCATGTTCAGTATACCACCAGAGTCTGTTCAGGCTCGGTACGCTGACTTGAATAAGGTGTACGGTGTAGAGGAGGAAGCTCAGCTAGTTGCTAAGGCAGCTAACCGTATAGCTATCGACTTCCTAGGTGAGTACTCAAGAGACCAGATATCAGGTGACGTACTGGTTCAGGCTGTGCTAGAGGGAACTCGGATGATAGACTTAACTCTATCTGATTCTCCGAACACTGCCAGTATAGCTAAGGAAACCTTTATGCGTCAGCTAGCGTTCACACCTGATGGATTGTTAACCCAACATGCTGAGAAACTGTTCTCTAATCTTAGTTCTGAGGATGCTAAGGCTAGAATCAGACAGTACAAAGCACTGAACCCAGCACATGCACCTCATGCAGACATGCTGTTAGAGTTCTTAGAAAGGAAAGAAGAGGAATAGTATGGCGGATTTCAGTAATCCATTACAGGTTCAGAACCTATCAGCTCCTAGTATCCAGCGTCCTGTGGTTGACACCACGGGGCAGCAGGTTGCAGGGTTCTTATCAGATGCCTTAAGATTGGTTCGTGCCCCGAAAGGGCCGAGCCAGTCTGCTATTGATGAAGACCTGAAGACACAGGGTTCTCAGCTGGCTGTTGAACAGCTAAAGAGATTCACGGAGATAGAGAACACAGAGGATAGGGCTGCTGCTAAACGGTACTTGAACTCTGTAGTTCTTGAATCCCAGACTGGTATGTCTGAGACTACTCGACAGGCGTACTACGGGGTGTTCAAGGAGCAACTAGGTGGGTCTTTCTTAGCTGAAGATGAGAAGAACAGGCGGGATGTAGAGGCTGGTCAGATTAAACAGCTTGAGTCTTACAGGTCTAAAGGTGCTGAACTAGCTGCTGCTCAGGGGTACAACCCAGAGGAGTTAGACCAGAACCAGTTACTTATCTTAGGTCAGATGGATGCAGGCCAAGCTTCTTTAATTGCCAGAGAGCAGCAGGAAGTTGCTCTCAAGACTTCTAAGTTGAACCTAGCGGATAGAGAACGGTTAATCGTATCTAACAGTGTGTACCAGAAGTTCTCTGCTGACACAGAGAGTGGCTTACGGGCTGCACTGATGGGGTACAGTACTGCTGTACAGAAGAACCCTAATAGTCGGATGCAGTTAACCTCAGACCTAATAACTAACTTGAAGCTACAACAGACTAGCTTACAGAATCAGCTAGCTTCTCAGTTGAATCAAGCAGGCGGTAACTTATCTGACATAGGTGCTGATCAACTTAACCGTATTAACTCTAATATAGATACAGTCATTCAGATACTTGATGGAACTATCCCTCTAAAGCTAAGTGAGACTGAACTATCTAGGTTGTCTGTGGACAAAGCATTATCTTTCACAGCTGACCCCGGTAATAACTCTGTATCAAGAGCTATGCTTATTAACAACGCTCTTAAGGTTCCGTTGAACTCTATGAACGAGGTTCTTAAGTACTACTCAGGCGGTACGAGTACTCAGACAGTCCGAGATGCAGTGGCTAGACAGACAGCAGATGGTTTAGCTAGAGCTGCTAGTACTTACGGACTGAAGCCAGAAACTGTTAAGCAGAACTACGCGATGTTAGGAGATACTATCCGTGACTTAGGTACGTCACCTAGTCCACAGGTAGTGGCTGATGCTGGCTCAACTCTAGTTAATAACATGCTTGAGGGTATCTCTGCGCCTGCTAAGGTGCGAGGTGTAGCGAACTCAGCGTACGCTTTACCTAGTATGTTATCAGGGCTAGCTAAGGTTGTACATCCTCCTCAGCTATCTGATGCTGTGCAGACAGCTGCTGCTGCTGAGGGTGTAGATCCTAGTGATATCTGGATTGAGTCAGCAAGAACGCTGATGAGAGAGAAGATAGCTCCTGCTTTACAGTTGCATGATCAGAACTACACTAAGAATTTAGATATTAGATTCGAGGGTGGTAGGTTCAAGGTAGATTACAAGGCGGGATTTCAGGATACATCTAGTCAGTTCGTAGGTAATCCAGCTTTCAGAGTGCCAGTTCTATCTGGTGCTCGTCAAGGTCAGTTACCTTTATCAGCTGATGCTCAGAAGAGAGCCGCTGATCTGTCAAGAGTGTTGAACGATTACGCTATGTCGTACGCTAGGGTTATGAACGCTAGAGCAGAGGATGTAGGGCCAGCTTTAGAAGCTGCTGTTAAGCTGTCTTTAGGTTTAACTAACTTACAGACAGAAGAGTAAAAGAAAAGGGGCTAAACAGCCCCCTTCTTTGTTTCTAGTAGTTGGAGGGCCGCGCAGCTAACCCTCATTTTCTTTTTTATTTCTTTATTATCTTTTAAATAGAAGATAAATAAGAAGTGACTGGATGATTCGCTCCCGACTATCTGTCGCTCATCATAGTGATAACACTATTAAACACAGCTGGAGCTAAGGTTAGTAACATTTTTACGTCACTTTCTTTCCTCTTCTATGCGTTGCCTTAGATACATACACAAATCGAGGGCTTCTTGATAAGCGTCTATCAAAGCTGACCTTCCATTATCCGTCATTAGGTACGTACCGTACTTCTTCTTACCCGCCTCTGCTCGTACTCTTAAGTCATTAGCAACTAAGTCTACTATAACCGTACCTTTACCTTTAGGGGCTGGCTCTTGTACTGATGCGTTAAATAAATCTGAGTAATGTGAGTCCATCATCTCTCGTCACCTTCTCCTTTGATTACGTTACGTTCCTTACGGTCTGTAAGCTTCTGTACGTTCTCCTCAGCCACTTGCTCAAGAGTCCACCCATTGATACTAGCTAGTGCAGCAACGCACCACAGAACGTCACCTAGCTCTTTACGTAAGGCTTTGATGAACGCATCGTCTGGTGTGAAGTCACCTCGGTGCAGCTTAGCCATCTTACCAAGGAACTCACCCACCTCTTCGGGTAAGGCAAAGTACGGGTACATGATTGATTTGAATTGATGGAACTCTTCTGCTTTCTTCTGGTAGTCATTTAGTTGCATGTAGCTTCCTGATTAATTAAGTGCTGTTGGAACTTAGAGGCTGTCTTACAAGAGTCTAGTCTTAGTTGTAATTCTTGGTGTAATTGATCTAAGTCTTTACGTAGTTGGTAAAGTTCGTTATGAACTCTTGTGTACTCATCATTACGCATGTCTATTAAAGCTTTGATATGCTGTGTGCTCAGCTTGCCTATGTTCTGTATCATTGGGCGGACATCCAAATTAATAAAAGCCAGAAAGTTATGTACGCACCCCAGAACAGTTTAACCTTAGTATGATCTTTGAATGTCATATCGAGCAAGCTCCACTCTCACAGCTAGAATTACCATCATCTTCTTGGTACTCGATATCTACATCAGGGATATCTAAGTCTTCGAAAGAGTACGATGCTTCTGCTAGTAAGTCATTAATTAAGTCTGTATCGTTCATACTAAACTCCTATAAGCTTTGAAGTAATCATTAACTGTTGCTTTTGCATTAGGTGCATAAGTATTCCAGTACTTCTTAGCGTACTCGGCTTTACCTAAGTCATCGGAAGGGATAGGTTCCTTGAACCGCATGAAGAACACACGAGCCATGACAGTAGCGTACCGTATATCAGTCGCCAGTAACTCAGCGTGAGTACCCTTGTCTGTTAAAGAGTGTTGACTAGGTACGAACTTACTAACAGCGAAGTCAATAGCCTTGTTCTTGCTGATGTACGTCCTGTACAAGTCATCATGTGTGAAAGGTTCCATCTGGTACAGACCAAGAGCTGGCCCGTTCACCTGACACAAGAACTTACCCATCAGAGACTCATGAGCAGCTATCATCATAAGTAACTCAACAGCATCAGTGGAGTACTTAGCTCCACCTAGCTCCTCGAATTTCTTTAAGGTGTTCGAGATCACCTCTCTGTACTGTTGGCTAACGGACATTATGAACTCACCTTCAGCAACTCTGCAAAAGAGTCTGCTTGTTCTCTGGTGTTGAAGTGGAAAGATAAAGGACTGTTAAAGTTTCTGTCTGATTTATTTCTTACACAGACCATATCATAGTAACCTATGTCGTAAAACACTTCACACTCGCAACCTCTAGCTGTGAATGTGTACAGGTTATCATCTTTTACTGTAGCTTTGTTCTTTTTACTTGACATTCTTAACCGGTATCCTTTTGTTACACGCTACTTCAGCGAATAGTAATCCATCCATATCGTACCTCTCTATCACGTACATCTTGGAGAACTCTAGGTGCGAGCAGTTCTCCTTAAGTTTAGTACAAGATAAGCACATCTCCCCTTTAGGATGGGAAATCATAAATAGTTCTCCTTAAGCCATTTCAAAGCTATAGTCTTGTGCCCCATGTCACCGTCTAGTACGTTATAGAAGTGCAGGATACCACGCCAATGGTCGTTAGCTTGTGGCCCTATGTACCCCTCTTCGTGTTCGTAACCTGAACCAGCTACGATACCCCACAGTTGAGAGCCATCTGGTCTGAACGTAGTTCCTATCTGTAACCCTTGAACATGACCTTGTACGAATGAGCACTTGATCTTATTCAATCGGTTCTCTATACTCCCACTAAAAGGCCTGCCAGTCATGGGGTTATAGAAGAAGTGCGAGAACAAGACACCATTGATGCTAGCTGTGTCAAGGAACGGTATAACTTCCCATCCGTACGACTCTAACCTTAAGTCATCAAGAGATAAGAAACCATCTAGCTCAGGATTAGATTCGATATGTCGAAGGATACGTTCTTCATGGTTCCCCATTAAGTACAGCATCCTAGGTTGGTACACCTTCTTCTTGTTCTGTGCTTGTCTAGTTTGTAATTCGTACAGAGGTTCAAGCATTATCTCCATAGCCCTGTGCCCAGCTTCTATATCTGCTAGTACAGTCCTGCCATGTGATGCTTTCTTACCTTTATCGTACGAAGATAAGCTAGGCATATCCCAGAAGTCACCAGCATTCACAATGATATCAGGCTTCTTAGCAACTATGTAGTTACCAACTGCGCGCAAGAAGCTAGGATCAACTCCCGGCTTCTGCTGCATATCTGGAATGTAGATAATATTAAGTGGCTTGTCTGTCTTTATTTCTGTCTTCAAGGTACTTCTCCAGTTCATCTTTAGTCATAGAGCCTTCCTCCATAAACGCTCTGTGCTCGTCTGTAAGGCGTTGTATCTCAGCCCTGTACCTTTTCCTAGCTACCTCTGTTTTAATTGATCTGAGGCGCTTACGGATGGCTTTAGCCTGCTTCTTAAACCCAGTGAGGTGGTCTGGATGGATCATGGGGAGGTGCGACGAATCCATCCATACGGCCTCTAGGTTCTGTAACAGTTGTTGAGGTGAAAGCTGTGCTCCAAATCTCTTCAGCAAGCTGCGGAGCTTCGACTCTAGCTGGTTGCAGTTCCTGTGGAGCACGCACCGTATCAACCCAGTCGAGTGGTCGTGGTCTAGGCACGCTTGCTCCGGTAGTATTTCTCTCTCGCACACCGGACAGATTCCATGTTGTGATGTCAGTACTAACTGGCGGATCTCTGCGGTCGAAAGGTGCTGGTTCTTCTTGCTCAAGTGAACCCTCCTTGTAATCATAAGGAAATGAAGCTATACGTAATAAAGAATCACCTAGCTTAGTGAATGATTGTTTAGTTGAGTTCCAGACCATTGATTTAGACCTCATTGCTTTCTCCTCATCATCAAAAAAGAAAGGACGAGAATCACAGTACTGATCGTATTTCACCAGCGATTTGTCCATCAATGTAGATGTTAAGTCGTACACTTCTACTCTGCGTAATGGACTCGTAAAGCCAATTAATCCCTTAGGAACCTGAAGAACTAGCTTGTCATCATACGTACCTAAGAAGTACGACATACTTGTGTTAACTGAGAACGTACTTATAATCTGAGAGCCTAGATCATCAGGTGTGTAGCTGTTAGCTATGAATGATTTAATCGAATCAGTATCTTGTAGCCAAGTGCTATCATTCACAGGTTTCCATGTGATGATCTCAATATGTACAGGGGCATCTAACAACACACCCTTAATGATATACCGTAATGTACATTCACCGTACTCTTTGGATGTGTTAATGACCTCTACTCCGCTATCCACCTCTGATGTTACAGATAAACCGATAGCTGTACAGAAATTACTGACATCGAAGTGCTCTAGCAAACACTCAGGGAAGTACACATCGAAGTCTTTGCACTCACGCTTTAAGTACGTATCTATAGCTGCACCACCAGCTATAGTAGGTTTTAGTAAGTTGTGTATCTTGTAGTTACAGATACGTCTAGCTATCTCCCACTGTCGGGAGAACTGTTCATTAGTCATTCTTGTCATAATAAAATCCTCTGTCTCCAGAAATAATTACAGGTGAACCATCGGGGTTAAGGTGACGTACCATCCAAGCCATCTGGCACTGCTCCTTGAACTTAAGTGTACCTTCAGCTTCTCCGTACAGATCTTGGAATACTAACAGAGTACTTAAGTACATCTCATCGGGATCAGTCAGCTCATTCAGTAAGTTATAAGCGAACTTACCACCTTTACCCTTAGCACCTTTGTAATTATCCGTTGTATCTCCTGTCAGGACCTGACTGAAGAAGAACTTTAGCCCAGTTCCCACAAGCTTTGAACTCTTGTCGGAGATGCTCAGTTCTCCGATAAAGTCCACATAAGTAAGTGGGAACTCCGGTTGCTTTCCTACACGGTACCCGTAGTGCCAGCCCTGAACCTGACGTAGATCTTTGTCTCTCGAACAGCATACAATCCCTTGGTCTTTAGTCATGTCGATAGCGATAGCATCGTCCGCTTCCATGTTATCAACCACAACAGCACCGTACTGGTTGATTAAGTAATCACGTACGTACTGGTAGTACTCTGGCTTAGGCTGAGACCTATTACCTTTGTACACATCAGATACAGCTAACTGCTCTCTGAAGTTCCCTTTACCTGTAAGGTATCCGTAGAACTCCTTGATACCTAGCTTGTCACTGATCTCTTTGAACCGAGTGTCAATCAAGTTAATGCAGTAACTAAAGGGTAGCAGTTCGCCACCCCTCGGTTGAGCTGCAAAAGCTATGTCGTAACTCCAAAGATCGAGGTCGTAACATATCTTTGTGGGTTTAGGTAGCATTACCAATCATCACCAGAAGCGCCTGTATCGCTCTCTGCTGGTTCTTGAGGTGCAGCCTGTGGGGTGGGCTTAGGTGCTGACTTAGAAGCTGCTGGAGAGCTTGTACGCTTGTCTAAACGGTTGTTGATGATAGTCTGTAGGAACTCTGGTATCTTTTCCCAGACTTCTTCATCATGTTCGTCAGGTGAGTACGAGTACTTAGGGTTATAAGTATCGTCTGGGCCTGTCATACCACGCATCAGTGGAGATACCGAAGCTACGTTAGCGAATACACGACCATCGTGCTTGCCCTTACCTGCTCGGTGTACAATCTGAATCATAACAGGTGTACCAACTAGCTTACCGAAGTCACCACCTGAGATCTTAAGGCCGGGATCAATGCTGTTGATACGCTTGATACAGGTGCTTAGCTCATGTGATGAGAAGTTAAAAGTCTCAGAGATTAACAGAGGCTTCTCTTCACCGTCGAAGTCATGCACATCGTTAGGTAGTTCGTACGTTAACCGGATCTGCTGGCAGTCAGGCTTCTTCTCACCTTGGTACTCACCACCGGGTTGAACACCTAGGTCTACTACTTGTACTAACACACCTAACTGCACACCATCTAATGGGACAGGGCCAGCTTTCTTAGGAGCTGATGATTTCTTTGCTGAGTTCACGTTCAATGGCATGTGTTATTGTCCTTTGTTAGTTTGTTTGAAAAAGAATACAGCCGCAACTACACTAGCTGTGCACATCATTGCAGATGCCCAGAAAGGGTCGTCACTGGCGTACAGTGCTAGTGAAGCTCCTGCATTAAAACCTGCAAGTATTGCAAAAAAATATGTGAGCATTGCATAAAGAATGGTATACCCTTTCATGTGTTATTCACCTTCTTGTTGTTGTGATAGAATGAAAAGCAGACTAGCTGCCGTTGTTGAAAAAGTAGCCCACTGGATATCACCAAAAATAAGGTGAATGGTTGCCACAATGATGTGAGCTATCCCTAGACATGATAACACTTTATTGATTGGATTCATTTGCAGCACCTTGTTGAATGATAGCTTGCTCTGGGACTACGTTACCTTGTACAGCTTGGACTAACTGAGCTGCTGAGCACATACTGTAAGCAGCGTACCCATTCTGCATGTAGATAACTGAATTGTATTTACCCTTGTTATCAGGGTCGTCTGGGTTAATGTCATGGATAATAGAAGCGTTCAATAAGTTTACTTGCTTCGTGATATCATTACCTTGTTTGTCTTTACCTTTTACTTCTACGAACATACTTACTCCTTACCAATCAGTGACGATACTTCAACTTTGCTTTCTAGTAATTTAGAAAGCATGTACCTGTACCTTTCTTTCGTTTGTTCAGATGTTGTGGGATCATTAATGCTCTCGATTAAGCGGGTTTGAACTTCAGCATGTTTATCTAATGCTTCATTTATACCATTAAAGCTCCTGTAAAAGAACTGTGTTTTTATACGTTTCATTAGTGCGTCTCGTACCAGTTATCACCAATAGAGGAGTCACCCTCCGCTAGAACAGAGCAACCTAACTGCTCCGATGCTTTAACGATAGCTCTTGCTGCTATCTTTGAGTACTGCTCTGCTAGGTCTTCTCTGACTTCACATTGAAATTCATCATGTATGTTAGCGACGAAAGCAAAGTGCTCTCCCCACTTCCAGCCTAGACTTATAAGCCTATCATACAGTAGTACCTTAGCCAGTTGCATCATAATAGCTTCATCTGATTGCAGCATGAACACTAAGACTGTATGCTCGTGCTCTATGAAGATAGGTCTGCCATCTAGTCCAGTAATGTACCCGTTATAGAACTCAGGTCTACCGAACTGACCCATCTTAACTTGAGCTGTTGAACGCCATTGAGCTACAAGATCTTGTACTAACTTAGCCTGAGCTTGGGATACCTCAGCTAAAGCATTAGCTATAAGCTCGCCAACGTCAGCACCCATGCCTACCATAGAACCTAGTTTCTTATTAGAAGCTCCGAACTTCCCATATCGTTACGGCATCCTTGCCTCCCACATTTCTGCGGGTATCGGACTATATCACCACCCATGTAGGGTGCTATGCGCTTCCACCTGAATCCGTATCAGGTGTACTCTCTTTCGAGATAGTCTCTGCACGTTCTGTGAGATACTTAATTGCGTTCTGTAAAGAGATTAGATTATCTTTGAACTGACCTAAACCTGTGTTACAGTGATGGCAGAGAAGCCCTCTTACCTTTCCTGTTGCATGGTCGTGATCAATACAGAGATGTTTGTGGTTCGATGGTAGTGTACTAATTTCTTCTGGCTTGTTTCCGCAAATAGCACATCTGTTCTGGTGTTCCGACACCATATCTATGTACTGTCTAGGGGTAAGTCCATAAGCAGATTCTATATATCCGAATCGCTGTGTACCACCGCACTCAGGTTTGCAGTACTTCTTCCTTGGAGATGTTCTTCTAAACATAGTGCCACAAGTTGGACACTCAGTAAGAGGAGGTTCTCCTTTGTACCTACTGCCTTTCTTAACCACACAATCCCCACACCTTACTTGGTTGTACTGCCAAGGTGTGTACTCTTTACCGCAATCTGTACAATTTCTTTTTTCGTATCCCATAGCTTCGCTCAGTATTACCTTTCAATTCCCAGTTGTACTATATAAGAGCTATATGCTCCGAAGTAGTAACACTATTGGAAATTTGGCTAAGGTTCCACTGAATTCACATAGTTATTCGACAAGCATTACTGCTTGAAGGGGCAGATTTGTTTACCCGTAACCGTGGTTCTTGGCATCGTCCCTTGATATCTGGATCTTGTATTTCTCAAGCGCTTTGTTAATAGCTTTCATGTTCATGCTGTGACCGTCTGTTCCCTTAGACTTGTCACCATTAAGCAGCATGTCAGTGAAAGCTTGGTCATTAGCCCTAGCTGCTAGCATCCTATCTTGGCAGGATACAGAGTCAGTACCTACTATCTTGTACCCTGCCTTAGCTATGAACAATGAACGCATACGCTTACCAAAGAACGACCTAGCACCGGGCACATTAACTATACCTGAGTGCGTCAGTCGTCCAGTGGTAGCGATGCCTGTGATACGCTGGGATATTCTGCCATCTTCCCTGATGTTATCAGCGTACCCTTCCAGTGTAGACCTACGCTGCCTGCACTGTACACGCTTAACTATAAGCTGACCTACTAACCCTTGCACCCCGTCGAATGGATCTTTGTAATTCATCTTCGGCGATGTTGGTATAGGGTTTCCTTGGTGATCCTTGATTACTCGTCCGTTGTCATCTGTCTTATAGTTAAACTCTTTAGGCTGCCACCCTATGCTTAATAGGTAATCGACAGCTTCGTTCCGTGAGTCTAAGTTAACCCGTCTGAAAGATACCCTACTGAATGGGCCTTGTACTAAACCATCCTTAGAATCTACACCATCTAGCTCAGGGAAAGTCCTGAGTGTGATAGCGGCGTACTTACCTGACGCTAAGAACGGCTTACGTACCCAGTTGTACATACCACTGGACTTAGACTCTTGCACCTCTACGATGTTCGGAAGTAACGGATGAACTATCCTGTCTATCCTGTTAATCCAATGTGTAAGTAAAGACATAGAACGGTGTAACAAATGCTGGTCAATCAGCCAACCGTACTGCTCCATCTTACTGAGTATCTCGAAGCACTTGAATGTAACCTCAAGAGATTCAGTAGGCCAGTTTAGTTGCTTGGTGCGTTCCCTTAGATGCTTGAAGATCATACACTGTATCTGTACGTCAGTGACACAGCGTATCATCATCTCCTCATCGAAGCTATCCCAAGCATCGTAGTCCACCTTACCCTGCCCTAAGGTGTAACCCCATGATGCAACGGAGTGCGTCCCCGGCATCCTTACCGTGTACCCCTCAGCTCTCTTAGCTTGGTAGTCTATCACCAGTTGCTTAGGTAGCTGTCTATTAGGGAACAGTAGACGAGACATGATAACAGTGTCTAATTTTTTTCCGGTATATTCATATTTATAAAGTTTATGAAGAACAGGAAAGTCGTACCCTATAGAGTTGTGCCCAATAAGTATTGGACATTTGTCCATAAATGATAGCATGTCTTTTATTTGGTGTGGGCGAAACTCTTTGACCTCCCCTGTTTTCACATTTTGAAAGACACCGCAGTGAACAGTAGTGACTCTATCTAGTAGGTTGTCGCATTCAAGGTCAAATACCCACATCATTAAACCTCCATACGATACCTAGCTATAAGAGCGTTAGCCTCATCTCCCAATGAATTCATCTATCATCCTCTTCACATCTGGATCTTCTTTTAACCTCTTGATCCTCATCATATAAGCTTTCGACTCTTTTCCAGAAGGTCTTAAACCTAAAGAATCTAAAAGTTGGTAAGCGTCCTGTTGGGTCACTGAGTTGTACTTAGCTAGGATATCCTGAGCTAACTCTTGAGGTAGGGTCTCAAGGAAAGACTCAAGTATAAGCTGTAGCTCAGGGTCATCAGGGTCAGGGTAATGATCCTGTAAGAACTCAAGCGCATCTGAGTTCGTCAAGATGTATGTACCATCACGCTTATAGGCTGGCACTATATTAACTATAGCATGACGAAGGTTCAAGTACCAGAAGTTCAGTGGGGTGTACGTCTCGGTACACTGGTGTCGGTAACGCCACATTCTCTCGTACATATCTTGGGCGCAATCGTCACACTGGTCAGGTTCAAGCCCTTGCTTACGGAAGATTGAACAAGCTCTAGCGTACCCTGTTTTGTACAGATGGTTGAAGTCAGCTTCGGATAGCATCAGATCTCTTCCTCCAGTATTTCGAAGAGGCCTGCTTCGAACCCTACTTTGGCTAAGTCATCCTCTGCTTGAGATCTTGAGGCATACACTCCGTAGAAAATACCGCCAGCATCGGTGCTTACCACAATATATACTTTCATACTAAACCTCTGCTTGGATTGAGATAACCTTCTGTACTTCTTGGTGATCAGGCACTTGCGTTGTAAACTTAGACCCAACAGCGAATGCTGACGGACTATTAAAAGGAGTCTTCAACCACAGAGAACTCTTGTACAGGAACACATCACCTACATCTAACTGTCCGAATACTGTCTTTGTTTTTGTTTCGTTAATACTAATCTTCATAGCCACTTAACTCCTTAAGTTCTTTTTCTATCTCGTCAACACGGCCATAAGCTTTTAACATCTCTGAGTGGTCTTCGTAGTTTGTGTTAACTAGATCTAAGTACTCACGTACTAGCTGCTTCATATAATTAAGCTCGTCCACACATCACCTCTCCAAAGGATTTATGGAACGCCATAGCATGTTTAGTAGCTTTGATACCTAACTGAGATATCTCGTAGTCATTTAAGTTACGATCTGAGGTTGTCATCATAGATATGAAGATAGCCTCAGCTGTGGCTTTAACTTTCTCAACGTAATAAGGTTGATGTATTGCACCTTTCATTAGTGTAACTCCTCATCAGTGAACTTGTAGTTAACTAGGTAATCATTCCAGTACTTACGTGGAGTGCCTAGACGTAAAGCTAAGACCTTACAGTCTTCCTTAGTTGGTAGCCTTAGCTTACCTTGGTAAGCTAAAGCTAGGTGGTTCTCTATACTAACTCTTCTGTTCAGCATACTAGCTATATCATCCGAGTCACGTAATAGATAAGACACCTGAGCTTCTAGCTCCTCGATCCTAGCGAGTAAGGTGTGAGTTGCTAGATCCATCAATCACCTCCTACTCTTGGCGTTAACTCAGTTAACTTACCAGTCTGTTTGTTATAGAACATAGGTATACGGATAGACTCACCGAAGTTCCTGTCCTCCAGCAGTACAAGGAACCTAGTATTACGTTCCTCCTCTGGTAAGTCAGGATCTTTATTCCCTTCTAAACCCCAGAGTGAATGACAGAACCTCATCATGGCACGAGATCCAGCGAACTGTACAGACAACACCTTGCCCCCACGTTCATGGGGAGCGCCAGAGTCAGGTCTATTCAGGTGACAGAAGATAACACCTATGAAGTTCAGCTCCTTAGCTAAAGCTGCGAACTCTGAGGCTATGGATACTAGCTTCTCGTTCTGCTCACCCATTGACATACCCACAGTGAAGCAAGTCAACGGATCAAGGATAACTAAACCCTTGGACTCGAAGCTAGAGTACACACGTATCTCTCGCTTGACCTGCTCCCAGTCTGTACCTTGATAGCAGTCATAGATGTACGCCCTGTTACCTATTAAGTCCTTGCCCTCTTGGAATTCCTCCTTGGTGTACGGTATCTTAGGATCCCAGAACACCTTTCCTATGGCCTTGCCAGCTAGTCGCCTGAGTGTCCCAGACATAGGTTCTTCTGGCTTGACAAGGAACGGAGCTATATCGTACCTAGTAATGAAGTGCGCTGCTATCTCATCCACTAAGACAGACTTACCCATCTTAACACCAGCACCGAAGTAGCTAACCTCACCAAACCTAGCACCCCTTGTTACCTCAGTCATACTAGGCCAAGGCCAATCGAGACCTTGCTCCACTACTTCATCAGCGAGGTGCCAGATCTCACCTGAATTATAAGTGGAACCTGACACCTTCGGTGCTGCTTCGTACATCACAGCTTGGAACAGCTCTTTCTCACGTCCTGCCATGAGCATATCATTAGCATCTTTGAGTGGTAGTGTAGCAACTTTAACACCGGGCAGCACCTTAGCTACAGCTGACACTGCTGCTCGTCCCGGAGCGTCATTGTCGAAGCACAGGACTACTTCTTTGAACATACGTTCTATGTCCTGAAGGTGCTTGCTGATACAGGAGCCAGCTGACTTACTACCGTTCTTAAGTGACACTACGGCAGGGTACGAGTCGTACTTCCAAGACTTGACAAGGACTCTGAACAACGCCATAGCATCGTCCTCACCCTCAGTAATGAACAGCTTGTACTTGTTAGCACCGTACACCTTGTGCCAGCCGAACATATCAGCGTTCCGCATGTCGCCTTTGCTGAACATGATCTTGTCGAACGTCTTGCACTTAAAGGCTGATAGCTTATCGCCTGCGTAGTACGGATACCAGCAAGCAACAGGTGTGTTCGCTTGGTACTCAGACATACTGGTTCGGACACCGAAGTGCTGCATAACCTTGAGAGATATACAGCGTTCCTCACGAGCTAGGATAGGATACTCTTGTATCTCCTGAAGCTCAGCTTGTACTTCCTCTGGAGTCTTAACCCTGAGCTTCTTAACCGGAGGTGATGAGCCTGACTCCCCGTAAGGGTCTGGTTCGTACGTACCACAGCTGAAACAGAAACCAGTATAGGAGCCATCGTCTTCCTGAAAGACTTGAAGCCCCCTCTTGCTGCCACACTTATGGGCTATCTTTTCAACGCAAACTCCCATCAGTTCCTCCAAATATTATACAGCAAGTCAGATTCAGCTTCTCTACGTGCATGGAATGCTTCTTCAAAAGAGCTGAAGTGACCGAGATGCTTACGCTTCCCTTTACCAATTCCTATGTAAGCCTCGTACTTGCCAGTCCTTTTATTCCTGTGTACACCGGTTCTTCCTGAGATATTCAAACAAGACAGTTTCTGATTCCTTTGATTAATCTCGGATGTAACAGACCTTAAGTTAGATAGGCAGTTGTTGTGAATGTCCCCATCTATGTGGTCAATAACATCAGGGACTTCTCCATAAGCTACAGCCCACACAACACGGTGATATCTCTCAGGCCTACCATATACTCGAACCTGTTTATAACCTTTCAGGTTCACATCGGGATTAATAACAGGTGTACCTTCTTTTACAGTCTTACCACGAGTTACTTTGTGATATAGGTACCCCCTATGTAAATAGAATAACGAACGACATTCCTCTACAAAAGCGTCGTACGTACCATCCTCTTGTTGGAACACTTGCAGGCCACGCTTAGACCCGCACTTATGTGGTAATTTCTCTACGCAGACTTTACTCAATAAAGTATCTCCTATTGTTTAGCAGCGTACTCAATGAACTGCTGGAAGTTAAGCTTGATTCCTCGGTAGTCCGGTTGATGTACTAACCTGATATCACCATCCCGAAGTCTTATTCGTGTACTTCTTGAGTTACAGTGAGCTGATATAGTTGGCTCCCTGAAGTGGCTACGGATGCGAACATCTAGTTCATAGCCCATTAGTTTAGTAGCTATATCAAGAACTACTTGAGCCTCTAGCACTGATGAGTACTGTACCTGTATCTCTGGATTAATCTTCAGACCCATCATCTTGCTCCTCTGTGCTGTCACCAGACCAACGAACAAAAGGCGTACCATTAAATCGGTGGTTAAAGAACAGCTGATACCGTTCTAAGGTAGTACCTTCCATACCCGGTGATGTGTTCACCTCCAGTACGTAACAGTTACCTGTCCGTTGCTCTACTACGATATCAATAGCTGCGAAGTCAAGACCCAGGGAGATTATAGCGCGATTAGCTACAGTAATAACACCGCCCGGAACAGAGTCATGGTTCACACCTTCCCGTTGGAATACGAAATCATTATCATGGTTCCAGATGAACGGGCGATCTGCACCGTTAACACCTCCATCCTGAACACCAGCTCTCCGAACCTTACGCTGGATATCTAAGATCCTGAAGATGTAACCATTCTGTAATGCACAGTGTACTCGGTACTCACGACGCTTCTTGATAGCTTTAACGTACACTGCGGCTCGTGGTAAGTTACCATCAGCCTGTATTTCTTCTGGTGTCTTGACAACTATACCAGCACCGCCATGACCACGGTCAATGGTACGACATACAATAGGTGTATCTTCTATGATAGCTTTCAGTACAGCTTGGTCACTATCTGTTGTGAACCAAGGTACAGATGATGGAAGCTGAGCTGCTATAGTCTCGAATGTCCTGAGCTTAGAGCAAGCAATAGCTACAGCTTCTGGCCTATTCAATACCAGCACATCTCTGGTATCACGAGTGATCTCAGAGCAGCCAAAGTTAATGATACCTTGGCTATTACGTGGCACAGGTGCATTGTTCTTACGAAGTAACTTACCATTACTGACCAGAGAACTAATAGCCTTGGCTGACTCTCCGTTGTTCCATGAGATTACATTAATCATGCCTTCAGCGCTCCTAATGTTACTAACTCACGAATGAATACAGCGATGCCCGCAGGTTCGTTAGGGTACTGGGTACGCAAAGCTTGGAACACTTCAGTGATATTGCCTTTAAGGATAGTACCTATTTCTTCTGGGTCGTACTCAGCCAGAGATTTCTTCAAGTTAGTAGACTTATAAAGATCTACTAAGGACGAACTAGTAACAGGTTTGTACTTAGAAGGGAATAATTCGGAGTGCTTGGCAACTAGTTGTTGCCGTGTCAACGGAGTTCTTGCGATATCATTAGCCATTTGGACACCTCGTTCAAGTAAACTTTCTAACTCTTTTAATGTTACGGACTTACGGTTCTCAAGAATTACATTAGTAATAAGAGATAGTAAGCCCTCGGATAATTTCTTGTCACGTAACGTAGACACAGGGGTAGACATAGCAACTTCATAGATAGAGCGAAGTATATCTATGTACCAGTACAACTTAGTGTGGTCAGTACAACCGGGAAACATACGGTACTCGATTGTGCCTAGGTCAAGTAGTCGGTACGCACCAGTAGCGGCGTACTTATAACGTGACAACCCTGTTAGTTCTGACGTTGTTAAACCTTTATCAAGGAACTTGAACACGTTACGCCAGTACTGAACTAGGTTCGTGCTGTTGTACACAGGGATACAGTACCCGTTATGGTTTCGAAGGTTAGAACAAAATCGTAAGATAACTGGCTCCATAGCTACAGATAACCACACCATAGACTTCATCTGCTCAGCTGTCATGTGCTGGGTGTTCACATGGATGTGTACTGATGTTCGTGGTGTAGCCCTTGCCTTGCACTTATCTAGGAAGTTACTGTACTCCTTAATCATACCAACAGTTTCTTCGTACGTCTTAGGGCCACGACTCTTGAACTCTAAACCATTACGTAAAGAGCCATCTCGTTCTACGATCCAGTTACTACTGGATAGTTCAGAGGATGCACCTTCGATACCTGAACCCTCTATCTCTAACTCCAGTCCGTACAGTAAACCTAAGTTCTGAACAGACCTGCCACTATACTGTTCGTACCACATATGAAGAACCCTCTTCTGATAATATTTGTTGTAACCGTTCAGCTAAGAAGTCGTCTGTGATATATAAGATACCTTCCTTGAAGAACCCGCACAAGTCTGTGAAGTACTTGACTGCGCAGTCAATACGTCGGTCAGGTTCACAGAAGAACATCCTACCTATGCGTCCTACCTTACCATCGAACGTACTCTTGAAGGAACCGTCGAGAATACTCGCAATTTCAGGATACACAGACAGGTCGTACGTTGGCGCTCTCTTGTACGAACGAGATACCTCAACTCCGATGATGTCACCATTACGTGTGAAGAACGGTGGCAGATAGTGAACGAACAAGTCAGTCCGGCTGAACGCTTTACTTGTACCCTTATCATCTTGGCAGTGGATGCTATTCGAACCGCATTCCCTGACCAGCCAAGGTTTCTTGTCAGAGTCGAATACAGTACATCCGTTGTAGTAAGAGCCTAGGTCAGATGGAGAACAGTTCATCAAAGGTATCATAAAAGTTTCTCCATTGCACTTGGGATTTCGTTAAGGAAAGAAACTAGGGCACTGAACTTACTTGGTTTAGTGATAACTGAGCAGTCCATACATCGATACTCAATGCCGTACGGCTTGACACGGAAAGCTCCACGACCGCCGTACTGCTTTTCTCTGCCGGGAGTTGTACCTAGCTGGTACTTGTCTACCAAAGAATCAAGTACTCGAACTAACCTGCCAGCATCTGTGTACGTCCAGAAGTTATCGTATTGACCTGATGTGTACCCGATGTGGATATGGAATCCAGAGTACCGCATCTTCTGGGATGTATCTCGATCAGAATCCTTGAACATATTACTGCTGTACACATCGTACTCAGAGCCACAACCGAACTCTAAGTCTTCTTTGTCTGTGCCTTTGACTAAAGAAGAATCAACCTGCATGGCTTGGATGATATGAACACCAGCTGGATCGAGGAACTTCTCCTTGACTTCCTGAAGCACAGCGAACAGGTTAGTTAGCATACCCTCCGGTGTCTCTGCTGGTGGGCAACCTACCTCTAAGGATAAACCATCAGGATGGCATACACCGTTATCCAATACATGAGGGTCGAACTTCTTTCCCGGTATTACCTTAGATGCTGGTATAACATTGCCATCAGCGTCAGCTAAGAAGAACTCAGCGTCACATCCGAACAATAAGTTTAACTCAGCACCGCAACCTCTTAATTTTACTTTCATAATAACCACCCAATCAATAACACTA